CCAAGGTATCAAAATTGCTAATGATGCTATAGCATATATTACCTCAGGTGTAAAAGATCAAGGTAAAAATATAGTATTAAGTTACTTACATAAAGCAATTAAGTATCTTAACCAGTTAAGAATGCTTGAAGATAGTATTGTTATCTACAGATTATCACGTGCACCAGAAAGAAGAATATTCTATATTGATGTAGGTAATCTTCCAAAGATAAAAGCGGAACAATACCTTCGTGATGTCATGTCACGTTACAGAAATAAGTTAGTATACGACTCAAACACTGGTGAGATCCGTGACGATAAGAAGCATATGAGTATGCTTGAAGATTTCTGGTTACCACGTAGAGAAGGTGGTAGAGGAACAGAGATTACAACTTTACCTGGTGGACAAAACTTAGGTGAGTTAACAGATATCAAGTACTTCCAAACACAATTATACAAAGCACTAAACGTACCAGCATCAAGATTAGAGAGTGATAAATCATTTGATCTTGGTAAGTCGGAAGAAATTAACAGAGATGAGATTAAATTTACAAAATTTGTAGGTCGTCTCCGTAAGAAATTCTCTGATTTATTTCATGACCTATTGAAGACCCAGTTAATCTTGAAAGGTGTTATCACACCTGACGACTGGGAGGATATGAAAGAGCATATCCAGTATGATTATTTGTATGATAATCACTTCTCTGAACTAAAAGATTTAGAGATGCTCCAGAAAAAGATGGAAGTTCTAAATGAACTAGATCTTTATGTTGGAAAATACTTCTCACAAGATTATGTTATGCGTCAACTACTCCAGTTTACGGAGCAAGAAATAGTTGAGATGCGTACACAAATAGATAGTGAGATAAAGATGGGTCTAGTTATGGATCCAGTTGCACAGTTAGGTCAAGAACAAGAGACAGCAGATCTAGAACAAGAGATGCAAAGAGCTCAAATTGACAACATGAAGCAACCACCGTTACCACCAAGTAAAGGTAATGGTAACAAAAATGCTAAATAAACATGAGGTTATGTTATGGAAACTACTAAAATCGTTGATATGATCATGAAGGATCATCTAGCAGATGCATCCGATGCGGTCAAAGATGTCATTATGAACAAAGCAGCAGAGATACTAACTCTTGAAAAAGAGAAGGTAGGAGCAAACATGTTTAATCATTTGATTGAACCTGAGGAAGATGCTGTGGATAGTGACGAACAGTTACCCCCTTCACCCGAAGACAATGAAACTAATAACTGAACAAATAGAGGAAGTAAAATTTCTAACTGAGGATAACAATGGTAAGAAGAACCATTATATCCAAGGTGTATTTTTGCAAGGTGAAATTAAAAATAGAAATGGTAGAGTGTATCCTATTGACATTCTTGAAAGAGAAGTTGGTAGATATACCACAGAAAACATTTCTAAGAATCGTGCTTTAGGTGAATTAGGACATCCAGAAGGACCAACAGTTAATTTGGATAGAGCTTCACATAAAATTGAATCACTCGTAAGAGAAGGAAACAATTATATCGGTAAAGCAAAACTTTTAGATACACCAATGGGTCAGATTGCAAAATCTCTCCTAGATGAGGGTGTATCATTAGGTGTTTCTTCTAGAGGAGTTGGTTCTCTAAGAGAAATGGGTGGTGCAAACTACGTTCGTGATGACTATCAGTTAGCAACTGCTGCTGATATTGTTGCAGATCCCTCTGCCCCTGATGCTTTCGTAGAAGGTATTATGGAAGGAAAAGAATGGGTTTGGGACAATGGGTTATTAAAGGAGCAAGAAATTTCTTCAATTAAGAAAGGAATTGATGCTGCTACCCTATATAACTTGCAGGAGCGTAAGGTTTCCGCATTTGAACAGTTCCTCAAAGGACTGTAATTTATAAATAAATTCAGAATAACGTAAGATTATTTACAAGGAGTATCAATATGTCAGCATCAGTTGACCAGAAATTTGAAACATTCGTCGAAGAGAATCTCTCCGAACGCCAAGTCACTGATGGTGCTGGCAAAGCAGATGGTATGGAAAAAGTTTCCGTCCCTGCACCGCAAGATGCTTCGATTGAAGATTTGGGAGGTCCTACCAACCAAAATTATAAACAGGATGACAACTCATCCAAGATTGCCAACAAAGGCACATCACAAATAAAAGGAAACGCTGTTAACAAAAACGCTGGTGCACCAGATGGGAAACCTGCAGGTATCACCAAAGCGGAAGAAACAGAAGTAAACGGAGAAATCGTTGAAGAAGAAATTAATGTCGATGACGATGTTAAAGCACTTCTAACAGGCGAAGAACTATCCGAAGAGTTTAAAGCAAAAACAAAAACTATCTTTGAAGCTGCTGTAAAGAGTAAAATCAATGAGCAACGTAAGAGATTAGAAGAAGCTTTTGAAGAGGAACTATCAAAGAAAGTCGATGAAGTTAAATCAGAACTTTCTGAAAAAATGGATAAGTTCCTTTCTTATGTTGCCGAAGAGTGGAAGAAAGAGAATGAACTCGAAATCCACAATGGCATCAAACTAGAAATGTATGGTTCCTTCATGGATGGCATGAAGAAACTTTTTGAAGAAAATTATGTATCAATCCCTGAAGAAAAATATGATGTTCTCGATGAGATGACTAACAAACTAGATGAAATGGAAGAGAAGCTCAATGAGCAAATTGATAAGAACGTCTCACTAAACGGAACAATTAATGCACGTACTCGTGACTCATTAATTGCCGAAGTATCTAAAGGTTTAGCTCAGACACAGGCAGAGAAGCTTGCTTCACTTGCTGAGTCAGTTGAGTTTGAATCTGAAGAGTCCTTTAAGGAGAAGCTTGCTACCCTTAAGGAAAACTATTTCCCCAAGGAAAAGGTTTCTGCTCCTAAGGAAGATGTAGCAACTGGAGAAGTAGCAGCACCTGCTGAAGGTGCAATGGCAGCATATGTCAACGCTATCTCACAGTGGCAATAAATCATTAACTAACCCCTAATTTTTAAAGAGGAAAAAATCAAATGACATTAGGTATGTCTAAGGTTCTTCAAGAAAAATGGGCACCAGTTCTCGACCATGGTGATCTTGATCCTATCACAGATAACTATAAGAAAGCTGTTACCTCTATTCTCTTAGAGAACCAAGAAAAAGTAATTAGACAGGAACGTCAGATCTTATCTGAAGCAGTTCCTACAATGAACACAGACCCAGGCGGTACAGGAAATCCTGGTTTTAGTTCATCAGGTGACCAGTCAGTTGCAGGTTTTGACCCAGTTCTAATCTCATTGATTAGACGTGCAATGCCTAACTTGGTTGCTTATGATCTTGCTGGTGTTCAACCAATGAGTGGTCCTACTGGACTAATCTTTGCAATGAGAGCACGTTACGACGGTCCTGGCACAAGTAATGCTGAGACATTCTTTAACGAAGTTAACCCAAATCAGTCAGGTACTGGTGGTGCTAACGACGTTTCTGGTGCAGGTCCTACACTAACAGGTGACAACCCTGCTGTTCTTAACGACGGATTTACAGGTTCTAACGAAGCAACAGTTCAAGGTTACTATTCAAATGGTTCACCAATGTCCACACAGGACTCTGAGGGACTTGATAGTGACGGTTCTGCTCCTGACTTCAGAGAGATGGGATTCAGTATCGAGAAGATCTCGGTTACTGCTAAGTCCAGAGCTCTAAAGGCAGAGTACAGTATTGAACTTGCTCAAGATTTACGTGCAATCCACGGTCTTGATGCTGAGTCAGAATTGGCAAACATTCTTTCATCTGAGATCCTAGCGGAAATCAACAGAGAGATTGTTCGTACAATTTACAAATCTGCAAAGCGTGGTGCACAGTTTGATACAGCAACTGCTGGTACTTTCGACCTAGACGTTGATAGTAATGGTAGATGGTCTGTTGAGAAATTCAAGGGACTTATGTTCCAAATCGAGAGAGACGCAAACGCAATTGCAAGAGAAACTCGTCGTGGAAAGGGCAACATGATTATGTGCTCTGCTGACGTTGCTTCTGCTTTAGCAATGGCTGGTGCTCTTGATTACGCTCCTGCAATCGAAGGTAACAACCGTTTAGCGGTTGATGAGACAGGAAATACCTTCGCTGGTATCCTTAATGGTAGATACAGAGTTTACATCGACCCATATGCAACTATCACTCGTGGTGGTTCAGCTGCATCAGGTAACTCAGGTAATCAGTACTATGTTATCGGATACAAGGGTTCATCTCCTTATGATGCTGGTCTGTTCTATTGTCCTTATGTACCTCTACAGATGGTACGTAGCGTCGGGCAAGACGACTTCCAGCCACGCATCGGATTTAAGACACGTTATGGCGTAGTTCTTAACCCATTTGCTAAGGGATATGATTCAACTCTTACAAACTCCGATCCACAAGCTGCTGGTAACCTAAGCACAAACGTTTACTACAGAAGAGTATCTGTTGCAAACTTAATGTAATTGGGATTACATATTTTACTAGAGACCCTACGGGGTCTCTTTTTTTATGTCTAAATACTATGGGAGGACTCCTTTATATTTTGATGTCAAATTTTTTAGCACCAGTAGCATTTCAGTTGGATATACCTTTCTTCAAAGAGGTATCATTCCAATGCAATGAAGCGAATATACCTGGCATATCAATGGAAGGTCCGCAGCAAGCAACTATCTACAATGATTTTCAACTAGCAGGTGACAAGTTAAATTACGAAGATTTTACTATAAGTTTTCTAGTTGATGAGGATATGAGAAACTACTCTATCATTCATAATTGGATGACAGGTATAACTTATCCTCAGAAAGCAGATCAATGGAGAGAGTTTGCTGATACTATGAAAGCAAAGGAGCATAAAGGTGATGATTACGATAGGTTAGATCTTACTCTTAGAATACTAAACAGTAGTTTTAACACTCAAACTGTAGTCAAGATATACGATGCATTTCCAGTAGCAATTACTAGTTTACCATTTAGTGTAGACACTAATGACATACAATATCTAACTGCAGACGTTACTTTTAAATACACCTATTTCAAATTACTAGATAAGAATGACAAAGAACTAACACTATGAATCTTAATGAAAAATTTATGAGTGAGTGGCGTGAAGATGCTGAAATGGCAGATGACTTAATGGATGAGGCACGCAAGATACCTATACTACATTGTAAATGGTTAGACAAATACCAAAAAATGGTATTGATGAAGAAGGAAGCACAGTACGACTTTCAGAAACTTTATAAAGAAAAGTATAGTTTCTATATGGGAAGGGAGGAAGAATGCCCTGATGTAAAAATCATGAAGAATGAAGTTCCCATTTATCTTAATGCAGATGTAGAGTTGAATAAGGCACAGGGTCGGTTAGACCTATATGATACCTATGAGAAAACTCTCAAAGAGATACTAAATAACATAAACAATCGTTCATTCCAAATAAAGAATGCAATTGATTGGTTACGTTATTCTAGAGGTATAGATGAGTGATGTTCTTATTAAAAAGAAAAACGAAGTATACCTTCAACTAAAAGTACCTCCTCATATAGGGTATGAACTATCTGATCACTTCACGTTTGATGTGCCAGAAGCAAAGTTCATGGATTCCTATAGGAAGAGGTATTGGGATGGTAAGATAAGATTATATTCACCAGCAACTGGTCAGATATATGCAGGTCTAAGACAGTATATTGAAACCTTTTGTGAGGAAAGAGGTTATGGATATGAGTATATTGATAATGAACATTTCGGTATGCCTGACTCAGAGGATGAACTTATATCCTCCGATGGAGTAAAAAGGTATGTTGATAAGTTTACTTCACTAAAAGTAAGAGATTATCAATACACTGCTATCTACGAAGCATTACGAAAAAGAAGAAAGTTAATAGTATCACCTACAGGATCAGGTAAGTCACTGATGATATATTCAATCGTCAGATTTTTATTTGAAACTAAGAATAAAGTATTGATAGTTGTACCTACTACATCTTTAGTAGAACAGTTATATAAGGATTTCTTTTCCTATGGATGGTGTGTAGATGATTATGTTCATAGGATATATGCAGGTCATGAAAAGGTATCAGACAAACCAGTTACTATAACTACATGGCAATCAGTATATAAACAATCTAAGAAATGGTTTGAACCTTTTACTGCAGTCATTGGTGATGAAGCACATCTATTCAAAGCCAAGTCACTGACGGAAATACTTACTAAACTACATCATGCACGGTATCGTATAGGATTTACTGGTACATTAGATGGTAGTAAAACAAATAAGTTAGTACTAGAAGGACTATTCGGACCTCATGATAAGGTAACTAACACGAACGAGTTAATTAAACAAGGTCACTTGTCTAGGTTAAAGATAAAGATTATCACACTAATACATCCATATACTAAGTTTGATAATTATCAAGAGGAAATAGAATGGATAGTAACTCATGAAAGAAGGAATAACTTTATCAAAAAACTTGCATTAGATCTTACTGGAAATACACTAGTGCTATTCAACTACGTAGAGAAACACGGAGAACCACTTTATGATATGATAAATAATAGTGCATCTAGTGGACGTAAAGTATTCTTAGTTCATGGAGGTGTAGAGACCAAAGATCGTGAAGAAATTAGGAGTATCACAGAGGATGAAGACAATGCAATCATTGTTGCCAGTTACGGCACCTTCTCAACTGGAATTAACATTAAACGTCTTCACAACATTATCTTTGCGTCACCGTCAAAATCCAGAGTACGAAACCTCCAATCAATAGGTAGAGTACTAAGGAAAGGTGAAAATAAGAATGAAGCAATACTATATGATATTGCAGATGATATATCAAATAATGGTAAGAATACCAACTACACTCTTCATCATTTATTTGAGAGAGTAAAGATATACAATCAAGAAAACTTCGACTATGAACTTATTAAAGTAAAACTCAAACAGTAACATGGATTCATTTTACGCTAGTATCAAATTCAAATCAGAGGAAGAGATCCTATGCTTTGTAAAAGAAGCAAACCCTGAGGACGACATACTCGTTATTGAGAATCCAATCTGTGTAGAAGAAGTAGATCTTCCTGGTATTATGTCAGGTGTAAAGATTAAACCTTGGATGAAAGTATCACATGAGAATAGTTTTACAATATATGGAGAGGACTTGTTATGCATAAAAGAAATGAGTTCCTTCACTGCTCAATTCTATGAAACTACGTTACTCAAATTAAATGAAGCAGAGAAGTTTGCTAAGATGCAAGGTCATACAAAGAAACCTCCTATTCCACAAAAGAGAACAAGAGGTCGTATACCATTAAATGAGAAAACTGGTTTGATTGGATCTGTTGATATGGCGAGAGAGTATCTAGAGAACGTATTCCGTATAGAGTTTAAAAAAGAAGATCCAGATAAAGCTTAGTATTATCCCTTAACCGTTGACACAGTTATTATACACACATTACAACCACTTGTCAAGTACCCTAAAGTATGTTATGATAGGTGGACAAGGATAGCAACATTTAATGGCAAAGAGCAAGGAACATTACGTTAACAATAAAGAGTTCTTAGCAGCAATTATCGAGTACAAAGACAACGTAGAGATTGCTAAGTTAAAAGGACTTAAGAAACCTCCTGTGGGAGAGTACATAGGTTCATGCTTTTTAAAGATAGCACAACATTTATCATATAAACCTAACTTTGTCAACTACATGTTTAAAGATGACATGATAGGTGATGGCATAGAGAACTGTATCACATACATTGATAACTTTGATCCTAATAAATCTAGAAACCCTTTTGCATACTTCACACAGATAATTTACTATGCATTCTTACGTAGGATACAAAAGGAA